GGGGGCGCGGGTGAATGCCTTATGTAACGAAAGCTGACTACGACGCGTATAGCGACGTTGCTGTTTCCGAAGAAGATTTTCCCCGGCTTTCCGAACTTGCGTCCGACCTGATAGACGGTTTCACAATGAACCGAATCACAGCGGCGGGGGGCCTTGATAGCTTCCCGCCGTTTGTGCAAGATAGGGTGAAAAAAGCGACTTGCGCGCAGATTCAGACTATCGCGTATGCGGGTTCGGCGGAATCGGTTGTCGAGGACGCCGCCGACGGCGGCACGACGTCGGAAAGTTTGGGCAAGTACAGCTATTCAAAAAAGCAGGGTTCCGGGGCCGCTGGCAACGGCGAGGGCGGCGACGCCGTGAATGGCGTTGAGTTGTCCCCCATGGTTCGGGTGTATCTTCGCCCGACCGGGCTTTTGTTCCGGGGGCTTCAAAACCCCATGCTTTTATTTCCGTAAAGAGGGGGCGACGGTATGAAGCCGATTCCGCGCAGACTTTTAATTCATTCCGTCGTTTGGGCGAGTAACCCGCAGGGCGACGGCTGGGGCGGGCGGAAGGGAACGCCCGTAAACGTCGAACACGTCCGCGTTGAACCGTCGTCGAAGCTGGTGCAGACCCCGGAAAACGAAAAGGTAACGCTTTCCGCCGTTCTGATTTATGACGGCACGAACAGCACGCCGAAGGGCCTTGACTGGACGACGGCGTTGCGGACGGAAGTCACGTTCAACGGGCGCAAATACACCGTTGTTGAAGCGACCCCGTTCTATGACGCCCGGCGGCTCCATCACTGGGAAATGGGGCTGTTATAATGGCGAAAGCGAGTTTTAAAATCACGTTCGACAAAGGGGCCGTTAAAGCCCGCGTAAACGGGATAAATAAAAAGGCGATTCCCGTTGTGGCGCAGGAAGCCTTGAAAGACGCGAACGCGCTTGCCCGTCGGCAGTCTGGCGAACTTGTCGAATCGAGTTTGATAAATTCCGATTTGGAACACGGGAAGTTAGTCTGGCAGACAAAATATGCGCGGCGAATGTATTACACCGGGATTCCGCGAAGGAATAAAAACCCGCGCGCCGTCCTTATGTGGGCGCACAGAGCGGCGCAAGCGAATCTTGCAAAATACGCGCGCATGATGAATGAATTTGCGAAAGGGGGCGGCGGTTGATGCTGGTCGAAGCCCTGCAGGGCATATTCGATATGATTAAGGCGCTGGGGCTTTACGCCGCCCCCGAAGTCGGGGCCGCTCCGCCCGGAAACAGTATCGGAATGTATTTTCTTCCGGGGACGCCGGGCGAGTATCACGACCGAACGCGGCATGATAACTATTTGCTTACCGTGAACGTGAAGCACGTTGACCAAAAAACCGCGATAGACGCGGGCGAAAAGATTCTGGCGCGGCTGACCGCGCGGGGAACCGCCTACCCGCCGGGAATAAACAGTATCCGGGTTTCGACCCCGTTGTCTTATGTCGGCCGGGAAGAACAGGGGGCGTATATTTTTACGGCGGTTTATGAAGTCTTTACGACTACGAAAGGAAGGTAACGAAAAATGGATATTAACTATGGCTATGGGTTTTTCGTTGACACGACCCCGCAGGCCGGAAGCCCCACATGGGCGGAAGTCGCGAACGGGATTGAAAACTTCGACAAGGAAATGAATGAAGTTGTCAACGATTTCCAATTTCTTTCCGGGAAAGGCTGGGGCAGTTCCGAAGTAACGGGCGGACAGCTTGTTATCACCCTGACCGGACGGCGCGTTCGCGGCGACGCGGCGCAGGATTTTATTTACAACCCGGCACTCCGGTATAACTTCGGGGATTCCCGCAAGACCCGCTTCAAGTTCACGTCGCCGGGCGGTTACGCGATTACGGGGCCTTGCACACTGGCGAACATCGAAAGTTCGGGCGGCGACAGCACCGACGGCACAGAGATTTCCTTTGACGTGAAGTTTAACGGCAAGCCGTCTATTACGAACGCGCTTGGCTTTTTGATGCTTGTTTCCGTTCCGGGTTCGGCTGGCGCGACCGTCGTAACCGTGACCCCGGGCCTTTCGGCTGGCAACGAGTATGTTTATAAAACCGCCGCAACGGTTGCCATGCCCGAATTCAATGAAGCTTTAACCGAGGGCTGGACGGCGTGGGATGGCGCGGCGCAGATTCCGGCGACTTCCGGTAACGAACTTGTTGTCGCAGAAGTGACAAGCGTCGGGCAGAAAGCCCAAAAGGCCGGAAAAGTGATTGTATCAGCTGGCGTGTAAAACGACAGAATAATATAGGCGGCGGGAATCGCGGGGTTCAATCCTCCGGCCCCCGGCCCGCCGCGTACATAACAGTAAAGGGGGATTTTATGTTATGTCATATGAATTAAAAAGACACAAACTAATCGACTTGTCCGTGAAGTGCGGCGAAAAGGAATACCCGGTTGTACTGGATATTGGAAAGAGCGGCGGCGACTTCAACAAGCGTTACGCGAAGTTGGTAAACGCCGAAATCGAACTGAAACGCGCGCAGGCGTCGCTTGCGAACGGAACGGTTTCCGAAATGCAGACCTTGACCGACGCCGAAATTGTGTACGGAACGACCATGGTTTCTTTGATGGAATTGCTTTTCGGTATTAACGGCGCGCACGAAATTATTTCCTACTTTGAGGGCGATTATACAGACCTTCTTCTTTCGCTGGTTCCCTTCATTCGCGACGAATTCGTCCCGGCTTTGAAAGCGGCCCGTCACGACAAAATGGACGCCTACGAAAAAGCCGTAAAGCCCGCAGGGGGGTTTTTAGGAAATGTTTTCCGTAAATGAGCCGTTAAAGGAATATCTGGAAGTCGACGGACGGCGCGTCCCGATTTGCTTATCGTTTGACCGCGTGCTAACCGTTTGCGACGCGTGGGCCGACGACGGGCTTGACGAAAACGAAAAAATCGCTATCACTTTCAAGCTATTGGTTCCGAAGCCCCGTTTTCGGCGCTGGCTGGCCCGCAGGAGCGCCGAAACGCAGGGGGCCGCAGTAACTACCCTATTTAAAGATTATATTGATACAGGGCCGCACAGCGCACGCAAAGGCCCCCGCGCGTTCGACTTAAAACAGGACGCGCCTTTTTTATACGCGGCGTTCCGGCAGATTTACGGCGTTGACCTTTTCATGGAACAGGGGCGGCTTGATTGGCGCACGTTCTCCGCTATGCTTGCCGGGTTGCCCGCAGGAACGCGACTTTCCGAAATTATTGATATTCGGACACGCGAAATTCCGAAACCGGACAAATATAATGCAAAAGAACGCCGGGCCTTGATAGAAGCAAAATCGTTCTATCGGCTCCGCCCGGAAAAACCCGCCGAATCCATGCAAAATAAACTTGCGGATTTGTTCGGGGAGTTGGAAACGTGGGCGAAAAGCTGACCTTGAAAGGGGTGATGAATTATGCCGGGTGAGGACGGGAAGGTTGTATTCAGTTATGAAGGTGATACTTCCGGCATTGACAAAGCAAACGCCGAAGCTGAAAGCAAGGTAAAGAGCGGCGGCAAGGCCGTTCAGAACGCCGTAAAGGGAACGGCGGACGCCGCCGGGGAAGGCGCGGCGGAATCTACAAAAAAGACTAGTAGCATTATGACCGGGGTTTTGCAGGGCATCGGGCAGGCGGCGGCGGGCTTCGCCGTGAAAGCGGGCGGCGCGCTGGTTGACTTCGGCAAGCAGGGAATCGAACTGGCGTCCGATTTGGCAGAAGTTCAGAACGTCGTTGACACGACCTTCGGGGCAAACGCTTCGAAAATCAACGAGTTTTCAAAGCAGGCCGCTAACCAGTTCGGACTTTCCGAATTGCAGGCGAAGCAATATTCGTCTACGTTGGGCGCTATGTTCAAAAGCATGGGAACCGGGGCCGACGCGACGCTAAAGATGTCCGAAGGGTTGACCGGACTTGCGGGCGATATGGCTTCGTTTTACAACCTTGACCCGGAAGAAGCGTTCGAAAAACTGAAATCCGGTATCACGGGCGAAACGGAGCCGTTGAAGGCCCTTGGAATCAATATGTCCGACGCGAATTTACAGGCGTTCGCACTTTCGAATGGCCTGAAAACCCAAACGAAAGATATGTCGCAGGCCCAGCTTGCGACGTTGCGTTATCAGTATTTAATGCAGGCGACCGCCGACGCGCAGGGCGACTTTGCAAAAACGGGCGACAGTTACGCGAACCAACAGCGTAAATTCCAAATGAATATGCAGACGCTTTCAACGATTATCGGCAGCGCGTTGCTTCCCGTGCTGAACACCGTTTTTAGCACGCTGAATAGCAGTATGCCGGAACTTCAAAGCACGTTGCAAGAAATCATGAAGCCCTTGGGTGAAATGCTTGCGACCATTCTTCCGCCGCTTATGGACCTGATTGGCGCGATTCTTCCGCCGCTTATGCAACTTATCGCCTCTATTCTTCCGCCGCTTGCGGAGTTGTTGAAGACGCTTTTGCCGCCGCTGATTGAGATTTTGAACCTGATTCTTCCGCCGCTGGTTGAGATTTTGAACCTGATTCTTCCGCCGCTGATTGAGATTTTGAACCTGATTCTTCCGCCGCTTACGGATTTGCTGAAGCTGGTTATTTCCGTGCTTCAAATTCTTATTCCAATTATCAAGCGGACCGCGCAGGTAGTCACAGGCTATTTGGCAAGCGCGTTCAACGCCCTACGGCCCATTATTACCGCAGTTATCGGAATTATAAACGGCTTGATTTCCTTCATCAAGAACGTATTT